ACACAGTTACTAACAACATCTACAGCTGCTATTTCAGGATTAGGTGTAGCTGATAGTGCTACTACTACAATTATAAAATTACATACTTTAGTAGCTACTAATATTGATGGTTCAAATGATGTTGATGTTTCAGTTAAATTAACAGCGTGGAATAGTGGTAGTGCAGGTGGAACACTTAAAGGATGGCTTGCTTATACAATAACAGTACCTTCAGATAGTACACTTGTATTAGTATCTAGAGATACAGCTATTTATATTCCACATGATACTAAAATAGAAGCTTTAGCTAGTGCTGCTAGTGATTGCCAATTAACTTATTCTTATGATGAGATTACTTAATATATGACTTTCGATTACCTAAGATATGGTTCTACTATAGGAAAAAATTACACATCTGGCAGAGTAGGCATTCATCATGTGAGAAATACAACTTTAGAATCTACGGCTTTATATCCTTTTACATCTGCATTTTTTACTGTATCACGTTCATTAAGTAGTAGTTATAGTAGTTCTGCACATAGATACGGCCCGACACAAACTGAAGTTAGGGATTGGTTAAGTGGTACTGCTAATGGTGGTGGTGGACATTCTTGGGCAAATACTTATGTTGATGTGCCAACTCAAGGATATCAAAGATGGACAGTTCCTGAAACAGCAACTTATCGAATACTAGCAAAAGGAGGACACGCAGGATATACTGATTCACCAGATGATTATATGAAAGGTGTAACTGTTAAAGCAGATTTTGACCTAACTCTAGGTGATAAATTATTAATAGCTGTAGGGCAAGGTGTTCCTGACTATAATGGAGATCATTGTAATGGTGGAGCAGGTGCGTCTTGGGTAGCTTTAGGAGATACAATTGCTACAGCTTTAATGCTTTTAGTTGGAAATGGTGCAGGTGGTGATACATCAGATGGTGGAGCTAAGGGTCAACCGAGTATAAATTTAAATTCAACTGTTACTAATGTAGGTGGTGTATCAGGATTACAAACAACCCCAACAAATTCATCTGCTAATATAGGTTATGGTAATCAAAGTACTACTTATCCTAATTCTGGTGGCTATTTAAGTGCAGGAAATGATGTTAGTAGCACAGGTACACAAGGTGGTGGTTTTAGATCAGGAAATTTAGTAGGTGGAACTAGAAGTAACTCTACTGCAGGTTATGGTGGTTTTGGTGGTGGTTCTGGTGGTAGAGATGAATATGGTAGTGCAGGTGGTGGATTTACAGGAGCTATGGGTCAAGACAATACTACTGTAACAGGACATGGTTCTAGTTTTATTAGAGATACAGGAGCAAATCAACTTTGTACTTTAAATGCAAGCACAACAACTTGGCAAGCTACTGATTATACAAGTCACGTACAATATCAAGGTAGGGTATATGTGGAGAAATTATAGTGATTAGAAATGGTGGAGTTATAGGTAAACACATAGCACCTACTACTAGTAGTGCAGTAGGTATTTGGGATTGTCACGATAATAGTACTTACCATAGAGAAGGTAGTTTTCCAAATTTAGGTAGAGTTGATTCTGTTTTGATAAATAGTTCAGCATCTAATCAATCAATAGCTGAAGGATCAGCAATTACATGTACTATTCAAACACTAGGTATGGCGAATGGTCAAACAATAAATTACGAAGTAGTTTCAGTTACAGGAACAGTTTCTTCAGCAGATTTTTCAGGTGGTTTAAATTCATTAACAGGTACAGCTACTGTTTCAAGTAATAGTGCAACAGTTACAGGAGCTTTAGTAATGAATGATGGAAGTGAAACTGAATCATTTAAAATTAGAGTTAAACCTAGTAATGGTGGCGATGATTTATTTGTTGATAGTCCTACAATTACAATAACAAATGTAACAGGAAATGATTTAGCAAGTGCATATTATCAAATAGCAGCTAATCGATTTCTTCAATCAAGTTTCACAGGTGATACTGCAAATAATTGGGATGTTGCACAAGTTCAAGTTGCAAATTCAGGTTCATATAGAATATATATGGTTGCAAAAGTTACAGCAAGTACAACTTATTATAATGATGTTTGTGTTGCAGCTGTTCAAGTAATAAGAAGTAGTAGTGTAGAATATAATTATGTTTTTACTAATAATAATTCTTTTAATAGTAGAAGTTGGACAACATATGGTAGTAGAGTAAGTGGTTCATCTAGTCTTGGTGTTCCTAGTACTTTTGCTTTAACAAATGTTGGTTCGCTTAATTTCGGATCTATGGTTGCAGGAACTAACAAAAATGCGTGGAATGGTGCAACAAGTACAGCTAGTAGTTACACAGGAATGCAGGATGGTATTTCTTACAATACTACAGGTAGTTTAACAGTTGGAGCTTTAACTACGCCACAATCAGTTGGGGAGTATTATATGTACGCAGAAACTAGTAGTACTAGTCGTTATTCTTGTGTTATATGTAGAAGTCCTTCAATTACATTTCAATCAGGAGATTATATAAAAGTGTGTACAGGTATTGTTACACGCAGTACTATGTCATCTTCACACAATATAAACGATACTTTATGGATAGGATTAGCATGAGTTTATATAGTATAAATAAAAATTATCCCACAGAAGAATTACCAAAACGAATACGTAAATCTGATGGAACAACAGTAACTGATTTAAAAAGTTTATCAGTTAGTGCGTTAAAAGATTTAGGTATTGTTTCTGTTGATCCTGCTCCTAATCACGATGACAATACACAAAAATTATCATGGGATGGAGATAAATGGGTAGTGTCTTCTTTCTCAGACACAGAAAAAGAAACACATAAAAATAATCAATGGGAATTAGTTAGAAATCATAGAGATGGTATAATAAAAAATACACAATGGAGAATTGAAAGATATCTTTCTGAAGTTCGTAGAGGAGTATCACCAACAGATGATATTACTAAAATAGATGCTTACATAGAAGAACTACGCCAAATGCCACAAAAACAAGATGATCCTTATAATATTACATATCCACAAGGTATAGATGAAAAAGGAGATGATTAGTGTCTTTTAGTAGTACACCTTTTAGTGGATCAGCTTTTAGTGATTTAGGTGTTATAGCTGTATCTGTTGAAACTACTCTACCTACTAATGTATTAACTTTAGGTACACCAAGTGTTTCAATTGCAATAGGAACTGTACTACCTACACTAAATGGTCAATTTGCAACACCTACACTAACAGTAGTAGGTACTGCTACTACTACTTTAGATTCTACAAATACTGGAGCTACAGTATCTTTAGGCAGTATTGATGTTAATATAACAACTTTACTACCCACATTAAATGGACAGTTTGCTACACCTTCTTTAACAACAACAGGTGATGCTACTATAACATTTACAAATATTATTGCTGTATTTGATACTGGTACTTATGATAACTCACTCTACTCTGAAACTTCTTTTACACCAGAACTTCAAACACTTTTAGGTACAATAACTGTACAAGGTAATGTAGATTTTACAATAGATAGTACTAATATAGGATTAACTTCTAGTTTAGGAACTATTACTGTAACAGGAACTGGTCTAACAACACTTCCAAGTAATCTACTGACTTTAGGTACACCAAGTGTTTCAGTAATTGGTACAGCATTTAATACCTTACCATCTCTAGAATTAGTAACTAATACTCCAAGTGGTATAACAACAACAGGTACTGCTGTTGCAACACTACCTACAATAAATACTAATGGAATAGTTGGTACACCATATTTTATAATATTTAATGCAGATAGCTATTCAAGAGACAGAGTTGTTTATGTAGACTTTAAAGATAACTATATTAAGAATGTAGTTACTATTGAAGAACAAGATAGAACTGTGTATATAGATAAAAAACCTTACTTAATAACAACAACTGTAAATATACCTGAGCAAAATAGAACTGTTTATATTAGAGAAAAACAACATGAATTACAATCAAAAATTGCAAGAGCAGCGTAAGGAAATAATATGTCTTATAAATGGCCCAATAAAGATCCTGATGAAACACTAGATTACAGTATTGATTGGTCTAGATTTTTAGGTGATGAAACTCTTTCAACAAATCCAAAAGTAGCTTGGTTTATAAATAATGCTGAAGGTGTAAAAACTGCAGCTACTTTTAATCAAGATGTAACTATTGATGGTTTAATATCAAAAGGTGCATTTCAAACTCAAACAAATACAGTTGCTACTATTAGATTACAAGGTGGTACAGTAAATAAAACCTATAAATTAACTTGTCAGATTACATCTACTCCTTCAGGATTAGTTTCTGAAAGAAGTGTAACATTAAGAATTAAGGAAAACTAATATGGCTTATAACTATTTAGAATTAGTTAATGAAGTTAATAGGAGACTAAATGAAGTAGAGCTTACTTCAAGCACTTTTCCTACAGCAAAAGGTTTTTATCAAACAGCTAAAGATGCTATAAACTCTTCTATTAGACATATTAATCATGAAGAATACAGTTGGCCTTGGAATCACAGAGAGGAAGAAGAAGTTCTTACAGCAGGTATAGTTAGATATTCATATCCAGAAGATGTTAAATTAATTAACATGAACAGTTTTAGGATTAAAAAGAATACTACTTTAAATGTTGAAACTAGAAAATTAGTTATAATGGACTATCAAGAATATCTTGACAATCATGTAGATCATGAGTATAATAGTAATACTACTATTAGATCAACTCCTAGATTTATAGTAAGAACACCAAGTCAAGAATTTGTAGTATTACCTAATCCTGATAAAGCTTATGAATTAGTATATGAGTATTATCAAAATCCTGTTTCTTTATCTTTACATTCAGATGTACCTAGTATACCTAAAGAATTTCAACATGTAATAGTAGATGGTGCAATGTATTATGCATATCAATTTAGAGGTGATGTACAAGGATCTCAATTAGCACAACAAAAGTTTGAACAAGGTATAAAATATATGAGAAGTCTATATATTAATAGGTATGATTATCTTAGATCTTCTATGATAGTATCAAATCATGGTGTAAGTAGTAATCCGAGGTTAGCATAATGGCAACAGATTGGCAAACATTTCCTTTAGAATTTAAAGGTGGATTAGTTTCTAATTTAAGTCCACTTCAACAAGGTACAAATGCAGTTGGTTCAGCAACCGTTTTACAAAATTTTGAACCATCTTTGTCAGGTGGATATGCAAAGGTAAAAGGTTTTCAAAAATTTAATAATTCTCTTATTCCAATTAAAGCAGCAGATGGTTCAACAGTTGGAAGTCCTTCAGAGGATCAAAAAAAGATTCAATGTATTGCTCTTGTTAAAGATAATTATACTGCTGTAGTTGTTCGTAATGGTAGTTATTATGTTGTTACTAGTGGATCTTTAACTCAAGGACATAGTGCAACAACAGCTCATTGGAATGGTAATAGTGGTACAACCACTAGAACTGGTATTACAGGTGGTACTAAAGTAAGATTTGCTAATTATAATTTTGGTAATGGCGAAAAAACTATTTTTGTTGATGGAGTTAATGCTCCTGCTTTTTACTCTGGAGGTTCTGCTGCAACTTCTGTATCTTTTGCTAATGCAAGTGATGCTCAATATGTACCTATCGTTGGTTCACAATTTGTAACAGTATTTAAAAATCATATTGTTACTGGAAAAAATGTTTTACCAAATGGTGCTAGTAGTGTATTTTTTGGTGCAGCTAATACTGATAACTCTTTTAGTACTAATGCTTTACAAATTAATGTTAAAGATACTATAACTGGTTTAATAGTATTTAGAGAATCTTTAATTATATTTACTAAAAATACTATACAAAGAGTTACAGGATCTTCTACTGATGCTAGTAATGCTGATGTATTTAAACTCTCTCCTATTACAGAAGATATAGGTTGTATTAGAGAAGATACAATACAGGAAGTAGGTGGCGACGTTTTATTCTTTGCACCTGATGGTATTAGATCATTAGCAGCTACTGAAAAGATTGGAGACTTTGGACTTGAAGTTGCATCTAAACCTATAAAGAAAAATGTAGATACTTTAAGTGGTACATCTTATGACTCAATAACTATTAGAGAAAAGGGTCAGTATAGAATCTTTGCATATAATCAAGATTTTAATATTAGAGATTCAGAAGGTTTAATTGCTACTAAGTTTGTTGATCAAGGTGGTACAGGTTTAAATTGGTCTACAATAAAAGGTTTTAAATCTTATGTATCTGACTCTAGGTATTATGGTCAAGCAGGTGCTTTAGCAGAAATGATTTTATTTGGTAATGATGATGGTTATATTTATCAGTCAGAAATAACAAATGCATTAGATACTGTAGCTATAAAAGCTATATATGAATCTCCATTTATGCCTATTAATGATCCTACACTAAGAAAAACATTTTATAAGTTAGGTTTATATTTAGATCCTAATGGAGCTATTACTGCACAGGTAAGTTTAAAGTATGATCAGAATGATGTTAATGTCATACAACCAGATCCTATTGATGTTACTACTACTGGAACTGGTATTTCATTCTACAATAATAGTGAATCAACATATGATTCAGATAGTTATAGTTCAGATTTTAATAAGTTGTATAATAATAATGTAGTAGGATCAGGTAAAACTGTAGCAATAAGAATAGAAGAAGAATCAACTAACCCAACATTTAGATTAGATACAGCTGTATTAGAGTACAGTGTTGAGACAAGACAATAGAAAGGATAGATAATGGGTAATACATATCAGGTTAGAACTGTATCTCAGAATGGGGTTGGATTACCTTCATCTGGTGGTATTATTAAAGAGGAGCATCTTAATGACGAGTTTACTAGTCTTATAGCAGCATTTAATGCTAGTACTGGTCATAGTCATAATGGTGTAGATAGTACTAGGATTGGAGTATTAGGTGCAAATCAAGAACTTCAAACAACAACAACTGCTATATTTCCGGGCAGTGGAACAATAGATGTAGGTACAACTGGTGCTAAATTTAGAGATGGATTTTTTAGTGGTTCACTTAGAGTTCCTACTATAGCAGATGCTAACGGTGCAGAGTCAATAAAAATTGTAGCTACAAGTAGTGCAGTTAATGAATTTAGTGTGACTAATGCTGCAACTGGAGGTGATGTAACACTTACAGCTACAGGAGATGATACTAATATTAGTATGGTTTTTACTCCTAAAGGCACTGGTTTAGTTAAAGTAGCTAAAGATGATTTAGCAATAGGTGGAACAGCAGTTACAACTACAGCAGCTGAATTAAACGTATTAGATGGAGATGTAACTTCAATAGGTACAACAGCAGTTGCAGGTGGCGATGGTATTATTACCAGTGACGCAGGTGTAATGAAATCTACATCAGTAGATACGTTTGACACTTATTTTTCACAAACAACAAAAGCACTTACTAATAAAACTTTAACTGCACCTGTATTTGGTGGTATATCTACTACTGCATCAGGTAACTTACAAGTTAAACCTGCAACAAATATTGTAGAAGTTCAAGGTAATGGAAGTGACACAGAGGGTCAAATAAAATTAAATTGTCATGCTAATAGTCATGGACAAACTATTAAAGCACAACCTCATAGTGAGTCTGTAACAAATACTATGTTATTACCTAAAGGTAGTAATAGTACATTAGTATCTCTTGTGTCTACTGATACATTAAGTAATAAAACATTAACTGCACCTAAATTTGCAGATGCAGGTTTTATAGCTGATGCTAATGGCAATGAAATGATTGTGTTTCAAACAACAACTTCAGCAGAAAATGCTTTAGAAATAACAAATGGAGCAAGTGGTGGAGCAGTAGTTATAGGAGCTTTTTCTGGTGGTGGTGAAGATGCAAATATAGATATCACTATTACGCCTAAAGGAACAGGCGAAGTTAATATAGCACAAGATGATTTAAATTATGGTGGAACTGCGATTACAGCTACAGGTGCTGAAATAAACTTAATTCGTGGTGGTCAAGCAAGAGGATCAGATGCGTTAGCAGATGGTGATGGAATATTAATAAACGATGGTGGCACTATGAAGATGACTAATGTTCAAACAGTAAAAACATATATGTCAGGTAATGCAGCCACAACAGGAAAAGCCATTGCGATGGCTATAGTATTTGGCTAAGTAAAGGAGAAATAAAATGGCAAATCCAAATATCGTTAGTGTAGCTAGTATATTAGGGGGGAATGCAGGTTTTCTTCTAACTAACACTTTAAATGCTACATTATTAACAGTTGCTTCAAATAAGGTTTTAAAAATAAATAGCATTATTTGTGCAAATATACATGCTTCAAATTCAGGAGACTTAGATCTTTTTATAGATGGTTTAGCAAATGGTGGTGGTACAACAGGTGTTACTATAACAGATAATTCTGGTGCAGCACCTGCAAGTACTTCTGTCTATTTAGCAAAAAATGTTGCTGTAGGTTCAGGTTCTAGTTTAGAAGTTTTAGATAAACCTATATATCTAATGGAAGGTGATATATTAAAAGGTGGAGCAAGTGCTACTAGTACCTTACATTTGTATCTTTCATATGAAGTTATAAATGAATAATAGATAATAAGGAGATTTATCTTGAGAACTATTGGCGAGGTTAATACACATGGAGAGCTAAGTGCCATTGCAAGTGGTGCTATAACTAAAGGTTCTCCTGTTGTTATTAATAATGATGGTACAGTTAGTGCTGTTACAGGTACATATAGAAATTCAAGTTTTGGTACTGCTGTGCAAATAGATGGCACTAATACTAGTAGCCAAGTTCAAGGTTGTATGGTTGGTAGTGGTAAATTTGCAGTAATTTATAAAAAATCTACTGATAATGAAGGGTATGCAAAAATAGGAACTATAAGTGGTACATCAATTACTTTTGGTAGTGAGTTTAATTTTAGTAGTGGGTATCAAGCAAATTATATTAATATAATGTATATTCCTTCTGTTGATCGTGTTGTTTTTGCTTATCAAGCACTTACAGGAAATAATCTTGGTTATATACGTGTAGCTACTCCTAACACTTCAACAAATACTTTTGATACTTTAGGAACTGCTGTAGAAATAGGTACGAGTTCTAGTGATGCTGATTACTATTTTGGTTTAGCTTATGATATTGAAGCTGCTAGAATTATATGTGTTTATACTGATGCTTATTATAGTCCTAATCATAGTTATGGTAGACCTTTTCAAATAGACACAAGTACTAATGCTTTAACAGGAGGTAGCAAAGCAGAACTACCTAAGAAACCTGCAACAGGTGGTACAGGAATTACTGCACAACATCCTACAGGAGTGTATGATACACAAAATAATAATACAGTATGGGTCTATAGAGATGATAATAATGCAGGTTGTTTTACTGCTTGTCAAGGATACGTAACTAATTTAAGTGGAGCAGGAACTATGAATTGGAGTGCTTCATCTACTCCTACAGGAGCAGGTCGTACTTGTACAGCTACAGCAGGTGTTCTTGATTCTGGTGTAAATAAAGGATACTTTGCTTTTGATGGTGATGATTATGGAACTATGATAATAGGAATATATTCAAGAAGTCCTGATTCATCTGCACCTTTAAGTAATTCTAATACAAATTTTAATTTAGATCACGATAAGGGGGGTCATGGTGGTGCTGATTTAGATATAGCTTACGATTCTACAGGTCAAAAACTTATTGTATTTCACCACGATGCAAAATCTAATAAAAATATGTATCTTGTAAATTTTCATAGATCAGATTCCACTAGTGCTAATTTTGTTCGTCACTTTAAAAAAGATATTGTTGAGTATCCATCAACAAATACGAGTGGTAGTAGTGAGAAATGTAGTATATTTTATGATAGTGTTAGTGATCAATGTATTTTACTTTATAGAAGTGATAAAGTTGTTAATGGTACAGCAGGTCATTATTTAGTGGCACAAACATATAAAAATCCTAGAGCAACTAGTACAACTACTACACACATACTTAATAAATTTACAGGCTTTGCTAAGAGTGGAGCTGCAAATGGAGATGGAGTTACAATACAAACAAAAGGTTCTATCCTAAGAGGTCAATCAGGGTTAGTCGCAGGAACTGAATATTATGTACAATCAGATGGTAGTTTACAAACTGCTGAAAATTGGTTGCCTGTTGATGCAGGACTATCATCACCTTATCCAGCAAAACCTTTTGCAGGAACTGCTATATCAGCTACAGAATTAAGAATAAAGGGGTAAAAAATGAAAACACTTGTAGACACTACTAATAAACTATCTAGATATCTATTGAAAGATTCTGAACCTGTTCATATAGGGGGTAACTATACATCTGTAGGAACTAATCCTGTTAATCAAATTTGGGATTTAAAAAGTGAGAATACAGTTTTGTATGAAGACATATCTGATGCTCCGTCTGATTGGGCAAATGGAAAATATAAATACGATGGAAAAACTTGGACAAAAAATCCTGATTATGAAGAACCTAAGTCTGACTAGTAAGGAAAGTAAATGAGAGCTATAGGTAATAATATTGAATCAACAAAAGACATACGTCTTACAGCTAGTGGTGCAATCTCTAGTGGAGATAAATGTGTTATAAACTCTGATGGTACAGTTAGTGCAATTAGTGCTACAGGAATAAGTCAAGTTATAGGAACTTACCAACAGTTTTCTACTAATACTATTGATAAACCTGTAGTAGTATATAGCAGTATAGATAATAAAATTATTGTTGTTTACAAAGATAGTATTGTAAATGGACTAAAAGCTAGAGTGGGAATTATTAATGCAACTAATCACACAATAAGTTTTCCTGCAGCTGAAGCAACTTTAATATCAAGTACACCTCGTGAAATATCTGCTTCTTATGATAGTGGTAGTAATTGTTGTTTGGTTGCATTTAGTGATGACGATGATAATGATGCAGGGAATATATTTAGGTTAAATATAAAAAGTGATAATACATTACATGTAGGAGAGAAATATAATTTTGCAGGTCAAGTTTCTGAAATTGCTATTGCATATATGCCTACTAAGTTTCATCATATATTAGCATACTCTGCTGATAGTTCTAGTGAAAAAGGGTATGTTAGAACAATAAGAGTAACACAAGGACATAATGTAACACAAGGAATGACAAGTTCAGCAGTAGAATTTGAAGCAGGTGCAGCAAAAGAAATAGCTATATGTGAAGTAAGACCACCTAATAGAGGCCCGTTAATATACAGATCAGTAGATGATTCTGTATTAAGTAATTCAGGTACAGGTTATCACGAATTTATGGTTAGTTATGCTGATACTGATAGTAGCAGTTATGCTAAAGCAAGAATAGGATATATTAATGCAGGTAAAAATAATAGTGCAATAACTTTTCCAACTGCATCTGAGCAACAATTTCATTCTACAGCGTCAAGTCAACATGCTTTAGCATATGATCCTATTAATAATATGGTGTTAGTAGCATATCGTCAAAGCAATGGATACCTTCACTTTCAGTTACTTGAACCTTCTTTTGATAATACAGGTGTTATAGGACATATTAGTGGTGGTGGTGGTCAAGCATTT